TTTACGACCCTTTTATGGGAAGCGGAACAACAGCGAAGATGGCAATTTTAAACAACAGAAACTGGATTGGAAGCGAAATATCTTCTGAATACTGCGATATTATTGAAGAACGAGTAAAAAAAGCGATATTAATAAAACTAAATATTTCTTAATATTGCATTCATTATTAAGTAATATTGTCGTCAATTACAACGATTGTAACAATGAATAAGAGACAGGAAAATAATAATAAAAAACAAAAGAAAGTTGACACAAGACAGAACATAATTGGCAAAGGCTTCGATAAACATCCGGAGCATATTAATCGCAAAGGAAGGCCAAGGAAAGTTGTTAATTTGATTAATCAACAACTCAAAGAGAACGGATATGAACCTTTGACAAAAGCACAAATGACGGAAGCTATTCAGATATTACTTAATTTACCTGTAGATAAAGTTGAAGAAATTGCAAGTCTAAAAGTGGACAAAACAAAATCTTTTCCTATATTTGTTAAATTAATCTCGAAATTTCTGCTTAGCAAATCAGCAGAAAAAACGTTGTTTCAAATATTAGATAGAGCGTACGGCTCAGCTAATCAAAATATCACAATTTCTACTCCTATTATCAATGTACATGACGAAGAAACGAAAGAGATGTTAAAACAAATAAATGACGCAAATGACAACGACTGAATTATTTAAAAAAAATTTAAAAGCTTATTTAGATGGATATAAGCTAATAATCAACCAGGGGGGACAAGGCTCAGGTAAAACATATGCTATTTTGCAATTATTAGTTTATATATCTTTATTATCAAAAAAAAACTTCATATAATAGTTGTTTCTTATGCTTTGCCGCACCTTAAAAGTGGTGCAATAAAGATATTTGACAATATACTTGAAAGTGCTGGAATAAATATCGATTATGTCAAAAATAAATCAGAACAAAGATACTTTCTCGGCAATTCAATGATTGAATTTTTTGGCATAGAAGGGAAAGAAAGTAGAGCCCATTCATTAAGACCTGATATAATTTTTATAAATGAAGCTAATATGAGAATAAGTTGGGAAGTATTTAAACAATTTTATGCTAGAGCACAGAAATGTACAATTATAGACTTCAATCCATCAAGAGAATTCTGGCTAAATGAACATATACTTTCAAAAGAAAAGAATTATATTATTATCAAATCGACATATTTAGATAATAAATATATTTCAAAAAACGAATTTGAGTTTATACATGATAAAAAAGATAAGCCAGGATGGGAAAATTGGTATAGAGTTTATGGACTTGGTGAATTTGGAGTATTAGAAAATACAATTCTCACAAATTGGGAATATGGTGAGCTGGACGAGACTTTATCATATGTTTATGGGCTTGATTTTGGAGTAAAACATTATGATGCTTGTGTGCGTGTTGCGGTAGATAAAGAAAAAAGAATAATATACGCAGATGAAATTTTTTATAAAAATAATTTATCAACAGAACAATTAAAAAAAATGTTAACCAATTATATCAATAAAAATAGTTTATTAATAGCAGATAGCTCAGCAACACGTACAATCGAAGATATAAAAAAAGCTGGCTTTAATATAAAAGCTTGTGTTAAAAATCGTATCATCGAAGATGTTAAAAAATTACAATCATATAAAATAATAATTTCTGAAAACTCTTTTAACTTAGCTAAAGAATTAAGTCAGTGGGTCTGGCTAGACAAAAAAGGAGAAATTCCTGCTGATGAGGGCGATGACTTAATCGATGCATTACGTTATGCATTTAGTTTCTTTGACAATAATAAACAAGTTATAATAATATAAAAATGCAAAAAAATGAAGTAAATAATGAAATTTTAAAAGTATACCAAGAGCTTAAATCCAGGTATTTATTAGCCACACAGCTAGGGCTTTCTTTTTCATGCAAAAGAGATTTATATCAAGTTTTAGGCTATGAGAAAAATCTAACATATGAAAATTATTTTTATAAGTATAGAAGGCAAGATATCGCAAATGCGGTAGTGAATAAAATCATTAACACAACTTGGCGGGGTGGCTTTGAAGTTTTTGAAGGTGAAGAAACGAAATACACGGCTTTAGAAAATAAATTTAAAGAGTTATATAACGCAAAGGGCTTAAAAAGGGTATTAGTCAAGGCTGATAAGTTAGCTATGATTTTTGGCTATTCCTGTATTTTTATAGGTGCTAATGATGTTTTTAATTTAGAAGATTTAAAAAAGCCATTAGAAAAAGCTAATGAAGTACTTTATTTTAAGGCTTTTAATCCTTTTAATATTAAAGTAGAAAGCTACGAAACAAATACAAAAGCTGAAAGGTACGGTTTACCGTTATTTTATCGTGTAACACTTACAAATTACGAAAATCAAACATTTGATGCGTTAGTACATCATAGTAGAATTATTCACGTTGTTTATGATGATGTTTTTAACGAAATTGAAGGGGCTAGTATTTATGAGTCTATTTACAACAGGCTAGAAGATTTAGAAAAGCTTGTTGGTGGCAGTGCTGAAATGTTTTGGCGTGGTGCAAGACCTGGCTATTCTGGCAAAATTGCTGATGATTTTATAATAACAGATGAAACCATAAAAAAATTGCAAGAAGAAATAGAAGAATACGAACACGATCTAAGGCGTTTGCTATTATTAAAAGGTGTTGATTTAGAAGCTTTACAAACACAGATAGCGAATCCTGCGGAACATGTAAATATACAATTGCAATTAATTGCAGCTGCAACTGGGATACCATATCGCATCTTGTTAGGTAGCGAAAGAGGAGAATTAGCATCAACACAAGATAGAGAAGAATTTTTGGAAAATATTTATACAAGAAGAACAGAATATGTAGAACCTACAATAATCCGTCCTTTGGTAGATAAATTAATAAAAATTAATGTGCTTCCAGAGCCACAGACAGGGCAATATTCAATAAAATGGGAAGATTTATTTAGTATAAATGAAGAAAATAAAGCTAAAATAGGGCAAATTAGGACACAAGCACTTGCACAATATGCAAATGCACTTGGTGCATCAGCAGTAGTACCCCCTGAGGCATTTCTTGAAATTTTTCTTGGCTTATCTAAAGAGCAAAGAGATTTAATTTTATCATATTTTGAAAGTGAAAATAAAAATAATGAAATTGAAGAATAATAAATATGATTAATATAACAGATACATATTTACAAGTATTACAAAAAGATAAAACTGGATTGGCAGGTTTAATAAATTTATTTATAAGAGACGTACGTAAAAGATTAATAGATTTATGGAAAGTTATAAATAAAGCAATTGTGGAGGAGAATTGTTTTAACTTGTCAAATTATGAGCTTTCATCACCAGGTTATAAAAAATTTGCATTGCCTACAAATGAAAAGAAGATAGAAGAATTTATGGCATGGCTAAAATTAATGCAAAAAAAATCAATTTTAGAAGTAAAAGAAATATATTCTCCTGGAAGAGTAAAATCAATGCCATGGTCAAATTATTATATAGAAGCAGCTTATATGAAAGGTATAGAAAAAGCAAGAAATCAATTAAAAAAATTAAATAAAGAAATTCCTTCTATTGAAGCTACTGGCGGTATTCAAGCAGCAATAAATGCTCCTATACATGCAGATAGATTAGCTTTATTATTTACGCAGTCATATAGCTATTTACAAGGAATAACAGAACAAATGGATTTGTTTATAAGCTATGTACTTGCTGATGGACTAGCTAGAGGGCTACATCCTTACGAAATTGCTAAACAAATAAAATCAATAATACTTTCAAGTGCAGCTAAAAATGAGAATATAAAGATAAGTTATTTAGATGCAGAAACACGTGCTAAAAAGATATGTCGTACTGAATTAGTACGTGCACATGCTGAAGCTCAATTAAATGAATATGAAAGTTGGAAATTTTACGAAGTTATTCTTGATGTTGAGCTAGTGACAACAACAGATCCTTGCCCAAAATGTGCTGAGCTTTCTAATAAAATATATACTATAGAAGAAGCTAGAGGTTTAATTCCAGTTCATCCAAATTGTAGATGCGCTTGGGTACCTGTAAAACATTAAAATAAAAAGAGGTTATTATGCAAGTACTTAAAAACATAAGACAAGAAAAAGCAAATTACGAAATTAAGGAAGTTGTAAAAGATGGCTATAGTTATTTAGTTGTTCCTGTTGTGATGCTTGTAGAAGGTGTACACAACGGAAGTGCTGGTGCTGTTTTACACGTTAGTGAAGAAATGCGTAAAGCTGTTGATTTATTTGAAGGCGTACCTGTAACGTTAGGACATCCTGAAATTAATGGGGTTTATGTGTCTGTTAATCTTGAAGGTATAAAAGAAAAATATAAAGTCGGCAATGTTTATAATGTTAAATTTGAAAATAATAAATTAAAGGGCGAAATATTTTTAAATAAAACATTATTACAAAATAAATTTAATAGATTATTACAAGCTTTATTAAACAATGAAAAAATAGAGGTTTCTGTAGGTGTTTTTACTGATGATATTAACGAAGAAGGTTTTTTTAATAATGAGAGATACGAAAAAATAGCAAGAAACTACAAACCTGATCATTTAGCTATTTTACTAGATACTGAAGGTGCTTGTTCGTGGCAAGATGGTTGCGGTATTCGTGCAAATGAAGCAAATAATAAAAATAGTTTAAATATGGATGTTTATACTTTAAAATATAAAGGCACAGAAACGACAAAGTGGGAAGCTCCTAATTTGTCGGATTTTAATGTCTCAGCTAACCGCTGGGAGGATTTAACTCGTGAAGAAAAGAAATATGTTGCATCTCATTATCTCGTTGGAGATGAAGATGCTGAAAGTTTTGATGAGTTATATTATCCTGTTGTAAATCCAAAAACTGGGAAACTAAATGAAAATGCTCTTAGAGCAGTAATATCAGGGAGAGGCAGGATGGCAAAATTACCTGATGACGTAAAATTAAAGGCAATACAAGATGCTTACAGACTTTTGAATAAAGAATTTGATGCAGATTTAGAAGTTCCTGAAAGTTTAGAAAATAATAATAATATAAACAACAATAAAACGGAGGAATACAAAATGAATAATTGCGTAGAAAGCAGAATAAATGAAATCATTGCTAATAGCAATGGTTTTTTTAATGAAGCTGATAAAAGCTGGTTGAGTGCTTTAGATGATAAAATAATCGAAAGCTTGGCTTTCAGGACATATCAGAAACTTGAAACTATTGAAGATTTTTTAAAAATGTTACCTGATAGCTTAAAAAATGAAGTTGTTAAAGCTTTAGAAGTTTATAAAACTGTAAAAGAAAAGTACATTAATGAAATTGTGACACATTCTAAAAATTTCACAAAAGATGAGCTTGAAAAATTAGAGTTTAACATTCTTGAAAAATTTGCTAATGAAATTAAAAAAGATGTTTACGATTTTAGCTTACAAGCTAACAGCAAAAATGATAGTTTTAACGATTTAGAAGTACTACTTCCTTTAGTAAACTAAAAAAAACGGAGGAATAGAAAATGGCTAATACAATAAAATTAAGAAGTGCTGCTGATATTCAATTCGAATATGTAGCAAGTGAAGCTATTAAACCTGGCTACTTGTTAGAAATTACAAGTACAGGCAACGTTAAACCTTGTACATATGCGAGTAGGAATGCGTTTGCTTTAATTGCTTTAGAAGATGAGCTGCAAGGTAAAGGAATAGATGATAATTATGCAAGCGGTGATGTTGTTCAATGTTGGTATGCACAGCCAGGAGATATAGCTTATTTAATTTTAACCACATCACAACAGATTAATATAGGTGATTATATTGAAAGCGCTGGAAATGGTTTAGTACAAAAACATGTTCCAGATAGTACTAGTGGCCCAATAGCTATTTATACTAAGAATATTGTAGGTATTGCGTTAGAAGCAGTTACAACGACTTCACAAGTAGCAAGAATAAAAGTTTTAATAATTTAAAAAAGGAGGATAAAAAAATGAGCAACTTAAATATTGATTTCATAAATCCGGCTACAGGGCAAACTTCCGGTGAATTAGCTAATTTCTTTCTTAACAATAAAAAGCTTGATGTAGGATTATTAAGGCCATACCTTGATAGTAAAGGAAGAGCTTGTATTTCAGTTTATCAAGGCGGAGATCCAAAAGATGAAAAGAGTTATAAAATAATTTTTGTTAATAACGCAACATTAAGAAAAGATGAGTGGAAGGCTTTAGACGAAGCAGTCTTAAAGGTTGCAAGACAAAGGCTTGTCGGTATACAAGATTTAATAGATAGAGGGCTTGTATACAATTTAAATAATGCTTTAGGTACCACAATTTTAGAGTGGCACTCAATTAGTGACGGCTTAGATGCAACAATTACAATGGATGGAATAACTAGAGCATTAAATGATAAATTGACGTTTAAATATCATTATTTGCCAATTCCAATCATACACGCAGATTACAGCATTAATTTACGTACATTATCTGCTTCAAGGAATTTAGGGAATGGAATAGATACATATTATGCAGAAGAAGCAGCTATAAAAGTTTCAGAAAAACTTGAAAGCCTGCTATTTACAGATACAACGTATAGCTTCGGCGAAAAAGATAGTAACAACAGAAATACTATTTATAGCTATATTAACTACCCTGATAGGTCAACTTTGCAACTCTCGACTCCATGGGATGATTTAATGAGTGGTTCTATAAAGTACGGTAGGCAAATTATCACTGATGTTTTAGCTATGAAAGCTGCTTCAATAGAGTGTAGACACTACGGTCCTTGGATTTTATACGTTCCTGCGAATTACGAGGTTGTTCTTGATGAAGATTATAGCAATGATTTACCGAATGTAACTGTAAGGCAACGTATAAAAAGCATTGAGGGCATTATTGACGTAAAAGTAGCGGATTTATTACCTGCTGATAATGTGGTACTTGTACAAATGACAAGCGACACGGTTAGATTAGTTAACGGGTTACCAATTCAAAATGTTGAATGGCAAGAAGAAGGCAAATTTATAGTAAAATATAAAGTTATGACGATACAAGTACCGCAAATAAGGTCTGATGCTAACGGATATACTGGTATAGTACATTTAAGACCAAATAAATAAAAAAATAAAAAAATTAATCTATGAAAAACAAATATAAAAAAATTGGTGGCGGTATTTTAGAGATAACGATTAATAAGGTACGTAAAAAAATACGTAACGGTGAAATTTTTGAAGCTGATGTTGAAGAAATTAGGGGCTTTGAGGATGTTCTGCAATTAGTAGAGAGTAAAGAAGAAGAAAAAAAAGAAGAGAGTAATAATGAGAGTTTAAAGATAGTTAAAAAGGGCAATTATTATTATGTTGTTAATGCTACGGGCAAGGCTTTTAATGAAAAGCCACTGACGAAAAAAGAGGCTGAAGAGTTAAAAAAGAGTTTAGAGTTATGAGGTGGGTAGTTCCTGAAATATGGAAGAATGAAGAGGTATTCATAGTTGGCGGTGGTGCTTCGATTTTAGAGGTTTTTGATGTCAATAAGGCTATTGTCGACAAAATTTTTAATAAATCTGTTGATTTGTCGGCAATAGCTCCTTATTTTTCTGTTTTACAATATAGGCATGTTATAGGTGTAAATGCGGCTTATAAAATAGGCAATTTTTTTGATTTTATTTTTTTTGGCGATTATGAATTTTTTTTAATGAATAAACATCAATTATGGAAATTTCCGGCTATTAAGGTATCTTGTGCTAAGCGAACAGAAAGCATACATTGGGTAAAGTATCTTGCAAAAGATGAGAATAAAAAAGAAGGCTTAACAAGTGATAAAACAAAAATTGTATGGAATTATAACTCAGGATGTGCAGCAATAAATTTTGCTGTTCATTTAGGTGTTAAAAGAATTTATTTATTAGGTTTTGATTTTGCAATAAACGAAGGAAGAAAACACTTTCATAATGAATATGGTTTAAATGTATTAGATGAAAAGAAAGCAAAGGAACATATAAAAATTTTTGAATTATATAAAAACGCAATAAATAAGATAGTTGAAGAAATTAAAGCTTTTAACGTTGAATTAATAAATATTAATACGAAGGAAACAATAGAAGGAATAAAAACAATAACATTAAAAGAAGCTTTATGAGTATTGCGCTAGTTACTTGTACTTCACATAGACCTTTGTCATTTGGGTTTTTGCTTCGTAGTATGATGGAACAAGATTATGAAGGAGAAGTATTGTGGATTATAGTTGAAGATGGTAATAATTATTCTGATGCTGCATATTTATTAAAGGCAAAAGGATGGGATGTACAAGTAATTAATTTAGAAGATATGGGAAAAGAAATATCTTTTTCAAGAAATTTAGCAGTTGCATTAGAAAAGTTAGAAGAACAAAAGAATGACATATGTAAAATTTTATTTATTGAAGATGATGATTATTATAAAAACAATTATATATCAAAAATGACAAAAGAATTAGATGAATATGATGCGGTAGGTTTGAGTAGGGTGATTTATTACCATATAAGAGGGTATTATGCAAAGTTGAGCAATGTCTTTCATAGTAGTTTATGTAGTACAGGAATTAGGACTTATTTGTTAGATAAAGTTAAAGAAGCTATGAAAAAAGAGGATGTTTTTGTTGACTTGAAATTATGGGAAATTTTGAGAAAAGAAAATTTTAAAATAAAAATGATAGACGAGCCTTTGTGTATAGGTATGAAAGGGTGGCCTGGAAAACATGGAATAGGTAGAGGACATTCTATTTTATGGAATTATGATTTAGATTCTGATTATTCTAAACTTTCATATGTTTTAAATTTTAAAAAAGGATAGAATTATGACAAATATTGAAATAGCTTTGTTAGGGATTATAGTGACTCTACTAGGATTTGGAGGAGGAGTT